ATATAAAGCTGAAGAAATTAAAAATGCCAGAGAAAAAGAACATCAAATGCAAGATGCTACAGACCTAATAAGGAAAGACAAAGATGCTCAAATCAATGCTATTAACAATCAACTTGCTGATGCTCTTATCGAGTTGCGGAACAGGCCCAGTAGGACAAACCAAAGTTCCAACAATGGACAAAATGGAACTGGGGCAACCCTTTTTGCCGAGGATGCAGAATTTCTTATCAGGGAAGCTACCAGAGCAGACCAAATAAGAACTGCCCTTGATGCTTGTTATAAACAATATGACGAAGTAACTAAATGACCAATGAACAATTACAAGCCCTTGGCATTGATGCTAAGTGGCTGCAACCTTTAAATGATACTTTTGCCAAATATGGCATTGATACTTCAAAGCGACAAGCTGCATTTATAGGACAAGCACAACATGAGTCCAACAACTTTAAAACCCTTGAAGAAGGACTTTCCTACTCAGCTCCTAGACTTATGGCTGTTTGGCCCAGTAGATTTCCTAGTCTGGATGTGGCTAATCAATATGCGAATAATCCTGAAAAATTAGCTAATAAGGTTTATGGCGGTAGAGCAGACCTTGGTAATACAGAAGATGGTGATGGGTTTAAATTTCATGGCAGAGGCATTTTTCAGCTTACTGGGCGGTCTAATGTGACTGTCTGTGGCAATGCCTTAGGACAACCCTTTGCGGAGCATCCTGAGCTTCTTTTAGAGCCTGAATGGGCTTGCCTATCCGCAGGATGGTATTGGAATCGAAAGCAGTTAAATTTATTGGCTGACGATGAAAACTGGGAAACCATGACTAAGCGGATTAATGGCGGTACAGTAGGCTTAGATGACCGGATAAACCGCATCCATAAAGCAATCGATATTTTAGGGTCTTAAAAAAGTAGGGCATCAATTTGGCAACTGCTATCTGTAAGGTCGAAAGCCTAAAAAGCCCTTACTTGTTGCATCCTTGACTGTAGGCTTAACTGCCCTTAAGAGGATTACTTTTTCTTTTTATGCTTGAGGTTTAATGCAAGCTCTATGGTGTATTTTAGGGCTTCCCATTCACCTCTTTGCATAACAACCGGAATTAACTCTTGTTGCTTATCAATTTCAGCAAACTTCTTAGTCAAATATTCAGCCATTGCTTCTTGCTCTTTTCTGGTCTGAATTTTCTCTTTTTTCATAAAAGCTGAATTAGTTTCTTATTATCTTCAACCCAATCTAATGCATTAAACCAAGCATGAGTCCATAAATTAAGGGCTGTAGAGCCTTCATAGAAAAAGTCTGGGTATAAAGCAAAAAAAGCTTCTTCACAGTCATCAGATGGCACTTTCATATTGCCACCAAAAGGAATTTTTTCTTCAGTCATTGTCTTTTCCGATTAAATAAAAAACGATGAAAGCTGTGCCAATCATTACTATCGCTGTGAAAAGCATAGTTTCATCGTTTGACATTACATTTTCTTCTTTTTAATACCTTCAGCCCTGCGTAGGTCATGGCTGTGTAGTTTTTTGCCCACAGACTTGGGAACTTCGCCAGCTTTCTCGGCTACTTTGGCAGCTACTTTCCTAGTAACAATACGACCATTGGAAAGCTCAAACTCGTGTTTAGCGTGTTTAGCCTGTTTGCCTTCACCTTTTTTAAGCTCTTGATGACTCCAGGCTTTGCTTGGAGCAACAACAACTTTTCCAGACTTCTCTTTGATTGCTGGCACAAGCACTTTTAGCTTAGTTCCCATTATTTAATCCTCATAACCTTGGCCTTACGCAAGACCTGTTCATATTGCTCTTTAGCTGTGTCATCAAGGTTTCTTAAAGGCAAATTTTGGTAATACTTCCACTTGTCTTTGTATTCCTGCAACTCTGATGGCGGAGTCCAGCCAGCAAGCCTCCAACGAATTGTAATGTCAGTTCCTGCAGCAGTCCAAATATGTTCGTTCATGTCAACTCCTAAAAAGGAATATCAGATTCAATATCATTCAAATCAGGCGCTGTGGCTTGAGTTGCTGTTTGTGTTGGCTTGTCTTCAGGAACATTTAAATAGGCCCACAAAGCGCCTTCTTTTAGCCCTAAAAGCGGAATCATCTCTAGCTTCATCATTAAGTCACCTTTTTTGGTTTCCGTAACAATTCCAATAGTTTGATAGCGTTTTTTAGCCTCGCCATTTTTATCTGTGTATTCGGACACAGGTGCTTTTACATACCATTTAATTCCCATATTAACTTCCCTTCATCAAATTAACTTCTACTTCTACTTCACTCAAAAACTGCTTAATTTCTGTTTCCATATAAACGATAAATTCATTATCCCTTGGGACATTTACAATTAAAAGCTGGCTGCGTTCAGGCATACGAGGGTCAAAGCTGACAAAGTCGCACCACTTAGCCCCTGTGCAAGCCATCTGCGCCTGCATCTGAATAAAGTATTTTTTAGGCGGTTCTTTAGCTTTAAAGTATTCCCAATGCGTAGCAGAGTTAGGACATTTAATTTCTATTAGCCCATCGCCTACTAAACCATCAGGCGAGCAACCAAACCATTTAATTGTGGGATGGTCAATAAATGCCACTTGGTCTACAAAGTTATGCGTTGCAACTTCATAAGCAACCCTGGCTTGGGGTTCTGTTTGAGTACCCCATTCCATTGCGCTGTTGGAGTAAGATTCAGCAATAGAGCCTGTTGTGCGTTGCAAAGCTAGTTCTATAAGGTAATTCTGCCGACTTGCAGAAGGCCCAGTCTTTGTCTTTGCTAATATGTCGGCAACCCTAGAAGCAGTTACTTTTCCAGCCCTAAGCTGATGCCATTCCGGTGTTCCTTGTTGCACAGCAACCCTGTCTTCGGTTGTAAAGGTGGTCATTTCTCTTGTGCCTTTCTTAGTTGATTCCTATAACATTCAACATGAATTTCTTGTTGGGCAAGAATTAGTTGTAACTCCTTTATGGTTTCAGCCTGTTCTCTTAGCATTTTTACTGCCGCCTTTACCTCACGATACCTAAAGCCTTTTGTATCCATTGCGTCTGCTAATTCGTAGGCAGTTAATGTCTTGCCTTTAATGCTTTCTTTATGTGCATCATAGTTTTTCATTTCTCTTGTGCCTTTCTTATTGCTTCTTTCCAACGAATTAACTGTTCTTTTTTCCACTCATCACGCAATTCAAGGTCAAACTTCAATACACCTTCATCAGTTTCACAATAAAAATCAAATGCTTTATTCCATTCCTCATCTGTTAGTGTCTTTGCTAGTGGCAATCCTGAAAACAATGGGTAACCATCAATCAATGGTTCGCCTGTTTCGGGGTCGTATTTAGGGTTTGCTGGGTGGGTGTAAAGTGGAATAGGCTCTGTTGTGCCTTGAACTTTCCAAGCAAACTTAATGTCGTAGACTGTGCATCCTTCACCTTCAGGGTAAAAATGCGCTACTGGTTCATTGTTCATGATTGCATCGCCATTAAAATGCTTTTTTGAAGGTCTTTAGCACTTGAAATCTTTTCTACTGCTGATTTGTCTTTGCTAAGGGCTTTATAAGCTGCGCCATAGATTTCTTTGAGTTCATCCATAGTCTTAGTGCCAGCAATGGCTAAAATCCATTTGTCAGCTTCTACAGCTAAATCAGGGGTTTCTTCATCTGGAATATCTTCACCAGCATAAATATACAAACCAAGGCCATGCAAAGCAATGGCTTTAGCCAGGCAACGTTGCATCGCTGTATTGACCTGAAAAGCGTCAGGGTTAGGAATAGCTTTGTTCATATTCATAACAGGCAGCTGGGCGGTCATAGTTTTGCCAAAGGCGGTAACCGAGCAAAACACCATTAATGTTTCGGCAAAGTAAACAGGGTCTTTGTATTCCCATGTGGCGCTTGGGTCTAGTTGTAAAAGCTGGTCTACAGCCCAAGCCCAACTTAAATAGGTAAATTTGCCTTTCTTTTCAGTATGCTCATTTACATTGATTTTGCGGATTTCTTCATATTTAGTCATCACTTATTCCTTATTTAGTTAATCTGTATTCAACAATAGATTCTTGGTAATTCCAAGATAATTGATAAAGTTTTAAGCCTAGTTTTGCCCAATCTTTTGCAGCTACACAGTCTTTAATAAATTGCTGAACTGACTCATTGTCAGATTCTTGACCGATAGCTTCAGACATATGCATCATGTTGGCTGGGTCATAATCAGGGTCATGAGCAACAGCATCATAGATTTGCTCTTGGAGTTGCTCTCCTTCATAGTCATCTTCTGGCTCATAGTAAGCATCATGGCGGCTCATTAAGCACCTCCATATACAAACATGGCAGCCAATACAACTCCAAGAACTACAACTCCAAGCCATTCAATAAG